GGCCTAAAGCATATACACGACTATGCTTTAACGTATGACGCCAACACTCCATACAAATCTGTTCTTACCTCATTTATCTTTGATGACAATGAAGAGTACGTTATCTCAATTGAAAATCAAAAGCTGCGCGCGTTTCGTTTGCTTGCAGATGGATCAGTCAGTCTAGTCGCTACAGTTACATCTGACGTAAACTCTGCTGCTTTACCTTTTGACGAAGACTACGCAAATGAATACACGTTTGCTCAGTATGGTGACGTTATGTGGGTTTGCCATCCATTGTTCGCACCCCGTTTAGTCACAAGAACTAGCTTGACGACCTTTGAGGTCAGCACTTTTTCTTTTGATACTCGCGCTGATAACAGCAAAATATACCAACCATATTACAATTTCCAAGCACAAGGCGTTACATTAGACCCCTCGGCCGCAACGGGAACGGGAATTACATTAACAACAAGCGTTAACTATTGGGTTGCTGGTCACGTTGGTACAACTATTCGCTATCACGAATCTGAGATAACCATTACTTCTGTAACCTCTGCAACTGTAGCTGTCGGTAATGTTGTCGATACGTTAAAGATACGGCTTGCTGTACTAAATCCACTTAGAACTATCGAGGGGTCTAGCACGGTAGAAGTCACGCATATTGGGCATGGTTTTGCTGGTGGTGAGACTATTATTATTGAAGAGGCTGCTGCTGTCGGTGGAATTAACACTGGCAACCTCAACGGAACACGAACTGTTGGCAATATAATTGATGAGAATACTTATACCTTTACGGCTGGCGGCAGTGCAAGCTCTTCAGAAGACGGCGGTGGTTATGTTAAGATAGAAACACATGCGCCTACGACTGATTGGTCTGAGCAGGCTTTTTCTGCTGTGCGGGGTTATCCTGCTGCTGTTTGTTTTCACGAAAACAGATTAGTATTCGGCGGTACCTTAGCGCAGCCAGATACAATTTGGATGAGTCAGATTGGTAAATACTTTAACTTTGACGTAGGCGATGCAGAAGACACCGATTCTTTTGACCTTACTGCTGCGACTGGACAAGTAAACGAAATTAGATACATGGTCTCCAACCGTGACCTTCAAGTGTTCACTGGTTCTGGTGAGCTTTATATTCCGACTTACTTGAATCAAGCCATTACGCCTACGAACGCACAGATCAGAAAGCAGACACCATACGGAACTGAGTTTATCCTTCCGGCCTCCATAGACGGCGCTACAATCTTTGTTCAGCATGACGGCCACACTGTTAGGGAATATCTCTACACCGAGTCTGAGGACGCTTACACGGCCTCTGCGGTATCAACGCTGTCTGGACACCTAATACAGCATCCTGCATTTATGACTGTTGTGCATTCTGGCTTTGACTTAGCTGACTCCTATGCTTTCCTTGTTTTTGAAGGCGGAGAAGGCGCTCTGTTCTCTTCTAATCGCGCTGAGAAACGAGCTTCATGGACTAGGGTTACTACTCCGGGAATGTTCTCAAGCACGATAGCAGTACACAACAGGCTCTTTACAAATGTGTATGATGCTGCTGGCAATCTGCACTTGTGTGAGTTCTCTGAAGATGTTGGCTTAGACCTGTACCTATATGAAGCTGTCTCGACAAACACAGTAGACGTAAGCGATCTGTATAATAGTGGAGACGTTGTTGACGTTATAGGGATTAAGGACGGAAAGCAGTCCTATCTTGGAGAATTTACTGTAAGCGTGGGCGAAGAAGTTGATCTTAGCCTTTACAGTGAGTCGGCATTTACCCATGCGTATGTAGGCAAAGCCTTTACAGCCAAGATAGTTAGCAACCCAATTGACGTAACGTCAGGTAATGGGCCTGTGACTGGAGACGTGCGTGGGATTAGCAACATAATACTGGACCTTAAAGGTGCCAGATCATTTAAGATAAACAACCGATCCTTCTCTCCAGACAATGCGATTACTGGCAAGAAAGAGATACGGGTACTAGGTCACAGCAGAGACCCACAGGTAACTATTGAACAGAAAGACCCACTACCGCTACAGGTCAATGGGCTAATAGCGGAGCTTGTATTGTAATGTCTTCTATCGGTTTAATTTTTAGCGCTATATCCGCAGCGGGTCAGCTTGCTGCGGGTCAGGCTGAGAAGGAAGAAGCTGATCTTAATGCGTTTAACATTAAGACTGACAAGAAGTTAAACTCTGTAGAAGCAGATCAAGTGGCTCTGTCTATTAAAAGAGACTTTGACACCGCTATGGAGGCTAACATTGCTGCACTTTCTGCTACTGGCAGAGATGTTGGGTCTAGCATGACAATTAAAGCCTTCCTCGAAAAGCAAAAAGAAATAGCTTACGAAGACATTAGTCGCACTCAAAATCAAAAGCATTGGGCTAATATTAAAGCAGACATGGCATCACTTGCAGAGGGGCGCCGTGGCCGCAACGCAAGGACTGCATCTTTGTTTAAAGCGGCTGGAACTCTTTATAACGGCTATGAAAATTACAAGGATGCACAATAATGGCTATTATTCGTCAGCAAACACGGGTCTTTAACAAACCCATTGGTGTTGTTCGCGCCGATGCAGGCGGAGCTAGGGTTGGAGAGGCTATTGCTGGCGCAGCCGACACGATGGCAAGAATTGCTTTTGAGGACGCAGCAAGAGAAGCTGAGAAACGCGGCATTGAAGCTGCTAAGTCTGTAGCTGAAAGCCAGCTTACAACAATAAACCCAGAGACGGGCAAGCCAGAAGCGCTCAAGATTCCAGAAGGCTTTGGGCAAATTGCTGCCGATTCTTATCAGCGTGTTGTAGACGCTCGATTTGAGGATGCTGTAGATACACAGCTTCGCATAAAGGCTCAAGAGATTTCTCTTAAATATCAGTACAATGCAGATGCCTACGCTGATGTATTTAAGGATTACATTGCTGACCTTAGCAAGAATACTGGCGGTCAGTACGGTACATTCATTGAATCTACTGGTGCAAAGTATCTGGCGCTTACGTCTCTTAACATTAAAGAGCGCGCAATAGCTAAAGCTAGAAGTGACCTTGCACAGTCAACGCTAGATAGCTTTGAGGATAAAAAGTCCCAAGCATATGATCTTGCAAAGACAGGCGGGTACTTAGCTTCTGAGCTAGATGGCGATTCTAGTAAAGCTGCTGATTTTGCCTCTAAGTCTGTTGATGTAATTACTCAAGCTGTAAACAGTAATCTTCTAAAGGCTGGTTCAGATCGAGTTAAAAACATAGAGATAAGCACTGAGATTGCTAAGGGCGCTATTGAACATATTAACGGCCTAACTATTAACGGTCGGTCACTTAGAAGCTCTGAACGTAACTTAGTTACACTTGCCGTAAGAACTGGCAACGCAAATATTGAGGGGCTTCCTGAATTACTCCAATCAAAAATTGAAGCAATGCTTGAGTATGTTTCTCCAGAAAATGCAGACGCTATTTTACGCCATCACGATGCGGTTTCTAGCGACTATAATCTTATTGAAGCAGACCGCGTGGCAGAAGCTAAAGCTATAGCAAAAATAGACGCAATACAGTTTCAGATTAATGCAGATGAGACAGTAGATAACTTATCATCAAGGGCTATGGGTTCTGCTGCTGCGGCATTTAGAAATAATGACACAAACATTAATAACGATACAGCTATTCCGGGTGCAGTTAGAAACTCTTCTGATGAGTATGAAACTCTCAAAAACAGTTTAGCTAGAAACATTGGAGCAAACTATACTGTTGAAGACTACAACAAAGACCTGCGTGAAGCTAAAGAGAACTTGTTGAAACCTTATCTTCTCAATGCCGCTATCGGTGGAAATGTTGAGAGTTTACGTCTGGCTTTGGCAAACCCGAACAACGTAAATGCACTTAGTCGCCTTAACGAAAAACAGCAACAGTTAGTTTATGAAGTACATAACTCTTCCTTCTTTGATGGAGGTAAGGAGATAACTGACTTTATGAACTCAACTCTAAGAGGTGTTGAGGACAAAGAACAAGAAACTAAAATTCAAATAGATCAAAACATAAAGCTAATGGATGGTCTTAATCTTGCTTTAGATGCAGCTTCTTCAGGCGCGCTTAACCAGAGCGATTACGAAGAGTTAATTTCTCAATTGCGTTCTAACATTAAGCCTAACGGGTTTTCTCCAACTCAAGTAAATGGCTTTAGGTCTAACTTGGACAAAGCTAGGGCAAGTGGCTTTATCACTGAGTTTGCTGCGGTTAACCCCAGAATGAACTCATATGCCTTAAACCAGTTGCAGCAGTATGTTGCTCTTAAAGGGCAGGGCGCTGCTGAAAACTTCCCTACTGGAGTAAAGCAGTTTGGAGATTACATTCTCAATGTTGTTAGCAACCCTGATGACTTAAAGTCTGTAGGTAATGAAATTAACTCTTTAGAAGCAACGTATGCTGCTAGAGAAGAAGATGAACGTAAAGCGCGTGAGCTTGCTAAGGAGATTGGGCGAGTAGGTAGTGGGCAGGGCAATATGCTCGACACAAAGGATCGCAAGACTGTAGACAAAGTTCTTTTGGAAATGGGAATAGACCTTTCTCAGTTTAACCAAATGACTCCAGAAAAACAGCAGACTGCTCTTAGCATTAACAGGTTTACAGCAGGTCAGGAGAGCCTAATTGATCCTTTAGCACAGCTTGCAGCAGGTATTCCTGTAAGTGGCGCTGAGTCTTACATGCAAATGTACGCGCAGCTTTCTAATGACATGATGCCAAGTACAGGCACAGATGTAGTTATTGATCGTTTTGGCACTGGTTCTGGGGCGCCATTAAGCGAGGTTCAAAAGCAAAGATTAAATGACATGCTGTCTATTTATGCAGTTCAGGGCGGAGACTTTAATACTATTGCCGTAGAGATGGCTGAAAAGAAGAGAGATGGCAAGGCTGCAAGAGAGGCGTTCTTTACTAAGAACAAAGAGTACAGCAATGTTAGAGAATATCTTAGCACACTGAAAAGCATTTCAGGCAACTCTACTGTAATTAATGAGATGGCTCCTGTGGCTGAATATCTTATTGGTAACGGCCTTGAGATTGACGAGGTGCAAAGCCGAATAGATCAGATCATTGATAAGAACTATGGTGACTCTGTGCATATCATTGACCCTATGTCTCCAAGTCCAAATCTAAATAAATCAAGGTTTGCTCTAACAAAGACCATACCTGATGCTGAAGCTCGGAAAGCGTTTGTTACTAAAATTAATAGTGACATTTCAAACATTTCTATTGATGGAAGATCATTTTATCTTGGAGAAAAGAGTCTTCTTGAGTTAGGCGGTATGGCGCGCTACAGCCCAACTGGACTTAGAATATCAATAAAAAAGGAAGATAGGATTTATTTGCGTCCAGACCCGTCAGGAGCAACTGATAGATACTATGCTTACTATATGGAAAACAATGAGCTAAAGCCTTTTATTTATTCTGCTGATGCTGAAGGGAATCAAGTGGCTGAAGGGGGGCAAAACTTCTGGGCGTCATTTAGTATTGAGAATGAAGTGGGCGACATAATCCGAAAAAATCAAGCCGCAGAGATTATGAAAGGTATGAGTGACGCTGACAGAATGGACTTCATTCGTAAGATGCAAATTGATCTTAAAGATGTTCCCTTCCAAGACAGAATTGAATTTATTCGGAGAGAGCGTTTAAAGTTTGAATCACAGCAAGAAGGCAGCATGTAATGGAGAACGGGTTTAACGCGATCAGAGACATTACTCCCGGCACACCTATAGACTTTCAGGAAGAGGTTTCATTTGCTCAGGGCGTTAAGGCCAGTTTTGCTTACAAGTACGTTCCTGCGCTTGATTACCTGCATGAGGTCAACAACTTTCCAGACCAGCCTGAGAACGGCTACAGAGCTAGAGACAATATCTCTGATGACATGCTTCCGTATGCTAATACATTGCTTAGAGCGACAAGCCCTGAGCATATGGATTACCTTCTGGGTACTGTTAAGAAGGGTATTAAGACTAGACAAACCTTAGAGAGCGCAGGTTTGGCAACTCAATTCGCTGCTGAACTTTTTGATCCTTTTAACTATATAGGTATTCCGCTTGTTAAGGCTGGCTCTTTTGGATACCGCGCTCTTCGAGGCAGTGTTGCCCCCGGTTTTCTTGGAGCAGCGCAAGAAAGTATTAGAGACCCGTTTGATCCAGTGGGAACTGGTGAAGAAACTGCTATGAATATTGGCTCTGCTTTTGTTATGGGTGGGCTTCTTTCAGGTCTTGTAACCATTCCTATGCAACGCCGCGTTCAAGCTCAGATTGATGCAGAAGCAGAACTAAACAAATTTAAAACAGCAATGGCTCCTGTTGATGGTGAAGCTCCTGATGCGTCTATTGCCTCTAGTATGTTTACTGACTCTTGGCTTTACAATGCCGTCACCACACCTATGAAGCGTGTACTCCAGAGCAAAGACATACCGAATGAAGTTAAATTAACTACACTAAAGATTGCTAATGATTCCGGTGTTTTGCTTGAGATGAACCGCAAGGGGCAAAAGGTAGGGAACTCAGTCTTTCAAAACGCAAAACAGTTTGAAGGCGAGTGGGTAGCGCTCCAAGACGAGATGATGCCGCTGTGGGGAGAGTCAACAGGCAAAGGTGTTGTCAGTGCTTTAGACTACACTCTCAATCGCTCAGGTTACGAAAGCTGGCTGCAAGCCATAGACCGGAAAGCTATCAAAGGTGAAGCACCTACTGATGCTATTGAGTCTCAGGTAATGGAGAAGATTAACAACTTCTACAGAACGTGGGAAACTAGGCTTGGTGAGCAAGGCTTGATTGGGTCCAAGGCTTCTCTTGAGCGTGTAATTAAGACTCGGGAAACACGCATTGCTGGGGTTCAGAAACGCTTAGAGGGTAAGATTGGCGGCGAGTATAGAGCCAAACTTGAAGCTCAACTGCGTAGATATGAAGAAGAAATAGAGGTAGCTCGAGCAAACATAGAAGACTTAGGCGATAGCGCGGCGATCCGCCCACCTAATGAAAACTTATTTAGACCTCGTTACTTTGACCTAGACGCTATCGTTAAAAACCGTGAAGCGTTTGAGGACATTCTCAAGGCTTGGTTTAAAGAGAACCCTCAAATAGTAAGGATGGTTGGTCCTAAGTTTACTAAAACAACATTGCCTACAGACGATAAGTCGATTGCATTAAGGGCAAAAGAAGCAACAGATAACATTCTTGGCATGAAGGATGTTACAGACCCAGAGATGGGTTACTATGGGGCAGGTAAGTCGAAGCACTTTAAACATCGTGCGCTCGATATACCCAACGAGTTAGTCATTGATTTTATTCAAACAAATCCAGTAGCAGTAATGAAGGCATACACGCAGCGCGTTGGGCCTCGTTATGAATTTGCCCGTCAGTTTAATGGCGCATCTATTGATGATGTTCTTGATGACGTAATGACTCAAATGATGGATGCAGGTAAAAAGCCTGAGCAAGCCTATGCTGCTATGAAAGACATACGCCATCTCTATCGGCGGGTAACTGGCGGTGTGTTGCGTGATCCGGACTCTTGGGATCAAACAACTGCAAAGATACTTAGAGACCTAGCAACTCTTAACTATCTTGGTAAAGCTGGCGTGGCTACGCTAACAGAGCCAGCTAAGATTATGATGGAGCATGGTGTCGGCACAACAATGAGAGCATTGTTCGGCGTACTGAATGACAACAAGTTAAAGTTGGCAGGCAAGGAAGTTCGGCTTGCTGGTGAAGCATTAGACAATATTATGAACTCTGCTCACTTGCGGCTTTCAGACGATTTAAACAACAATCCGTTTAAGTCAGACATCTTTGATAAGATGAAGAACCCATTCTTTCTTCTCAACGGCCTTGGGCCAATTACAAAGATACTTAAAGACTTTGATGGAATGGTTCGCTCTCACACGCTTATTGATTATTCGGTGCGTTGGACTCAAGGTAAAGCTGACAAGATGGAGCAAGAGTATTTGCTTCGTTATAACATTGACCTTGATGCAGCGACTAGGATTGCAAACGCACCTTGGCAGAAATCTTCTGACGGCTTGTACTATGCAAACACAGAGGCATGGACAAACACAATTGAGTTTCCAGCAACGACTGCTGATATTATCTCTGGACCTACTAACAAGACAGTTAATGGTAGATATAGCCCAGCTTTTTACAATGAAAAAACAAACACTGTACGAATAGATGAAGAGTACATTCGAGACGTAATGTATGAGCAGCGCGGCTGGGAAAATCCTAGAGTAGAGGGCGTAACACCTCTTAAAGCTGGTCTTATTAACTCTCCAGATGATTACGTTGCTTTCATTAAAATGCACGAAATTATGCACTCTCTTAACAGGCCACAGCAACTTAACTTTAAGGTAGATAAGAACGGCAAGGTTATAGATGAGGCTGGTTATGAAAATGCAATCAATGACCTTGCTGTTGCGGAGATAGAAAAACAGGCGCGAGTTAGCTCTGATACAGTTCGAGACTTTCGCAGCGCACTTAGCTCAGGTGTTCTCAATACAATCTTGATGGGTACTCCTGCGGATAAGCCAATCATTTCAGACGGGATTGCGTATGTTCCTATGCGTGTTGCTCGTAAGTTTGGGATGAAAGAAGACCCTGAGTTTACAGGTTACGCAAGAATAGAGAATGGCCTTCTTGCAATGCCGTTCCAATTCTACAGCTACAGCCTTGCTTCAGTAAACAAGGTGGCTGCTGCATATGCTCATGGCCAACTTAAAGACCAATTCTTGGGGACGGTAATTGCTATGGGTCTTGGCTACATGACTCTTGAGCTAAAAACTCCTGACTTTGTTGACCTGTCTTTCCAAGACAAACTAGCGAGATCGTTCGATTACTCAGGTATAGCTGCACTGTATTCAGACATGATGTACACCGCTATGTCTACAAGCCTTGCTCTTGGTGGGCCTAATCTTACTGGTGGAATATTAGAGCCAAGGTTCCCTCAGAAACCAGACGGATTTGATGCATTTACAGGTATTGCTGGCGCTGGGGCTAGTACTGCTGATGACATCCGAAGAGGGATTGTAGACATTGCAACTGGAAATGTTGGAGAGGGCGTTGGGGAACTAATAGATAGCGCTCCCATGACAGGTCTGTTTATGGTCGATGGTATGTTCAAGGCATTTGGAGACATGCTGGAGAATACTATTGATGGTGAGCCTACAGCTGGGTTCAAGCGGTACTAATCTGTCCTAGTTATTTTGTGCGTTGGTCAAACAAAACGCTGTGTGTAATAAAGAGGAAAACAAGGTGAGCAAACATGACAATTGATATTTCAAACAATGCAGCCCGAGTTAACTACACAGTCGCATCTGGAGTTACTCAAACCTCTTTCTCTGTACCTTTTGAGTTCTTTAATGACAGCGATCTGAGTGTTTACGTTGACGATGTTCTGAAGACTATTACTACCCATTACACAGTCAGCGGTGGTGACGGGTCTACAGGCACAATAACAATGTCTGTGACGGGAGCGGCAGGCGGATCAACTGTCGTTATTTCTCGTAGCATTGCCATTGAAAGAACGTCAGACTTTGTAACTGGTGTAGACATTAACCGCGCTGCTCTTAACACACAGCTAGATACGCTCACCGCTATTGCTGCTGATAACCAAGACAAAGCTAATCGTTCTATCACTGCGCCTAACTCAGAAGTTAATCCAGTATTAGAGCTGCCTGACGCAGATACTCGTAAGGGCAAGCTAATTGGCTTTAATGAAACAACAGGTAACATTGAGCTAAGTGCTACCCTTGCTGATGGTAATACCTTAGCGTCTATCTCCGGTGACATAGCAACGCTTGCTGACATCGAGGACGGAACAGATGCAACTGACGCTATACAAACTGTTGCTGGCATTTCATCTAACGTAACAACTGTTGCTGGCATTAGCTCAAACGTAACTAGCGTAGCTGGTAATGAATCTAACATTAATACTGTTGCTGCTGATGAAACTGATATTGGTACGGTTGCAAGCTCTATTGCTTCTGTAAATACTGCGGCTGCAAATATTACAGAGATACAAAACGCATCTGCAAATGCTGCGACAGCAACTACAAAAGCTGCGGAAGCTGCAACTAGCGCATCAAATGCTGCAACATCTGAAAGTAACGCTGCTACTTCTGAGACAAATGCTGCAACAAGCGCATCAACGGCAACAACACAGGCTGGCATATCTACAACCAAAGCTGCTGAAAGCGCTGCTAGTGCCGCTGCTGCTCTAGCCAGTGAAAACGCTGCGGCAACCAGCGAGTCCAATGCCTCAACCAGTGAGTCAAATGCCTCTAATAGCGCCACACTAAGTGAAGCCTCTCGCATTGCTAGTGTTGCTGCGCAGGCCGCTGCTGAAACTGCGGAGACTAATGCTGAAACAGCACAGACTGCTGCTGAAGCTGCGCAAACTGCGGCTGAAACCGCTGAAACAAACGCTGCTACCAGTGAAACTAATGCTGCGAACTCTGCTTCATCTGCATCGACTGACGCTGGAACGGCAACGACTAAGGCTGGGGAAGCTGCCACATCGGCAACGTCTGCTGCATCATCTGCATCATCTGCTCAGGCATCTAAGGATGCTGCGCTTGCTGCATTAGATTCATTTGATGACCGCTATTTAGGTCAGAAGACTTCTGACCCAACTTTAGACAACGATGGTGACGCACTGGTTTCAGGCGCTTTGTATTTCAATACGACTGACGACATTATGAAAGTATATGATGGTAGCCTTTGGGTTGCTGCATATGCTTCTCTATCTGGTGCTATGTTTGGTGCTAACAACCTGTCTGACGTTGCTGACGCTGCTGCATCCCGCACCAACCTTGGCCTTGGTACAGGCAATACTCCTACATTTGCTGGCATTAATACCACTGGCAACGCTACCTTCGGTAACAACGACAAAGCCATTTTCGGCGCTGGGTCTGACCTACAGATTTACCATAGTGGGACTGATAGCATCATAGCGGATGTTGGCACTGGTAATTTAAGTATTCAAGGTACTAATCTTCGTCTTAGGAATGCTGACAATACTGCTGATTACATTACTTGTAATGATGGCGGCGATGTAAAGTTAAAATATGCAAATGCGAATAAACTCGTTACCACCGCCACAGGCGTAGACATCACGGGTACTTTGACAAGCGATGGGCTGACTGTGGATGGGGTTACATCAGTGCCTGTCGTAATTAACAGCAATCAAACAGATACAGCAATACAGTTTAAAAACAGCGGGTATGATGACGCTTACATAGAATATAATGACAATAATCTTTTCTTTTATACAGACAATAAAAAGTTTCTATCATTAGCTTCCACAGGCGACCTGTCACTGTACGAGGACACAGGCACCACGCCAAAGTTCTTCTGGGATGCGAGTGCTGAGAAGTTGTTAATAGGTGAAACATCTAATAGCACTGCTTCTGGCTTGTATATTAAATCGGCTGACCCAACAGATTTATTTACAGGGCAGCTAGTTCTAAAAGGGACTGCGGTAACTGGGGCTGCTGATACTGGTGCATCTATTGTTTTTGAGGGGTTTAACGGTAGTGGTAATAGAACTCTTGGCTCAATACAGTCTCTAAAGGAAAACTCTACTGTTGGCGATAGCCTTGCTTATATGCGTTTTTCTACTTTTGGAAGTTCTGGGACACAAGAACGTATGCGCATCGACAGCAGCGGTCGGGTTGGCATTGGGACGAGTTCGCCTAGTAAATCTTTGCATATTCTTAATACTTCCGCTACCGGCTCTACAAACCCACCTCATTTACGGATTGAGGGCAACAACAGTAATTACTATGACATTGGTCGAGACAATAGTGGGACTGGATTTCTTTCCTTTTATGGAAGTCAGACTAGTGCAACTGGATACATTTTTGGTGGTGTTGATGGCGAACGTATGCGCATCGACAGCAGCGGTAACTTGCTGGTGGGTCAGTCTAGCACAATCACCCCGGGTTTGAGCAATACTACTACTGGCGCTTCTATTACGGCTAACGGCTATATCTTCGCCTCAAAAGCTAACGACAATGTCGCTTGGTTTAATCGCAATACAAGTGACGGTAGCATTATTAGCCTACGCAAAGACGGCACTGCTGTGGGGCATATTGGGACAAACGCAGGAAACATCTATCTGGGTGATGGCGCAAGAACGTTGATTGTTGATGGTCATGTTGTAAAGGCTGGCTACTCTACTGGTTCTGACGCAGACAATGTCCAAGACCTTGGCAGCTCTTCAGTGCGTTGGAGAGACCTCTACCTGTCTGGCACTGCCAACGCAGCCAACTTCAACACCACCTCAGACGCCACACTCAAGACAAACGTAGAGACACTCAGCGGCTCTCTGGACGCCGTTAAGTCCCTGCGTGGTGTGTCATTTGATTGGCTGGAGAACGGTGGCTCAGAGATAGGTGTCATTGCTCAGGAGGTAGAAGCTGTACTGCCGGATGTAGTCAGCACAAATGACGAAGGCATCAAGTCGGTAAAGTATGGCAACATGGTCGCCGTGCTTATCGAGGCAATCAAAGAACAACAGCTTCGCATCGAAGCATTAGAAGCTAAACTAGGAGAGTAACTATGGCTATCACATACACATGGACTATCGCACAACTTGAGCGCAACACAACAGACGGTGGTGTCACAGTGGCACACTGGCGGTGCGAGGGTGTTGATGGGGAAACTACTGCTTCTTCATACGGGACAACCTCATGGACGCCGGACGCATCTGCTGCTGACTTCATTGCATTTGCTGACTTAACTCAAGCCAACGTGCTTGCTTGGGTCTGGAACACTGTCGTCAAGGCTGACGTTGAGACAGCTATTGCTGACAAGATTAACGCTGAGTTGAACCCAACGACTACCGCTGGGGTTCCTTGGTAATCTAAGCGCTAATAGTGGAAGGACACGAAGATGGCGATTAAAGTAAACGGTACTACGGTTATTGATGACAGTAGGAACCTGTCAAACGTAGGCGGGTTGAAGACGGTAAATGGCACATCTATTGTTGGGAGCGGGAATATTTCTGCTGGTGCTTCAACGACATATGGTGCGGTTGGGACTTATGGCTATTTCCTCTATATCATTAATGGTACGAGCACAATAAATACTAGGTTGACTGTCAACCAAAATATAACAACTTCGGGTTCAAATCTTAGGGGCAATGCCGCTAACACCAGCGTCGAGTATGGAGACCAAAACGGATACCAGCGGTTAAACGGCGTTTCATTTAATGGGGGCGGAAGTGCTTTATCAGGTACTTGGCGCTGCATGGGCAAAGCAACCTACTTCATAAATCACAATCGGGGTTCCGGTAATTACGCCGCTATCTGGACGCCACTTCTATGGGTAAGGATATCATAATGAGCATTATAATCACAGAAGTCCGTAATGCGGCATCCCTACAATCTGACAACCTTCTTATGGACGTAGAAATTAACCACCCTGAGTTTGGCTGGATACCTTACACTCTTGACCCAACTGATACAGACACCACGATTGACAATGATGCAGTCATGGCTTTGATAGGTAACAACTTCACAGCCTACGTTGCGCCCGTTCCGCCCACACAGGCAGAGCTAGATGCAGCAGCAGCCGCAGGGGTTCGTGCAGAACGTGACAGGCGTTTGGTTACAGAAGTTGACCCTATTGTGTCTAACGCTTTGCGCTGGGCAGACCTCACCGCAGCTAAACAAGCTGAGTGGACACAGTACCGCACTGACCTGCTGAATGTTCCGGATCAAGCTGGGTTTCCATATGACATCACTTGGCCGACTAAGCCTGAGTAACTAAGGTAAATACAATGGATAAAAGAACAGTAGCATCAGCACATGAACGGATCGACAACATGGAGAAGCAAGTCATTGCAATTCAAACTGAGATGAAGATCCAATTCAAAGATTTGTTTGGTCGCGTCAAGCGAATGGAAAGCATTATGCTTGCAACTACAGGCTCAATCATTGCGCTCTTACTTGCGGTTCTGACTAAGATGGGTTGATGATTTGTGTTCTTGCCTTTGTTTCATTCAACCACGCTTGGACACAAGGCGGGAACCAGCTGTTTCAATACTGCTACTATGACTGTGGCGGCGCAAAAAATGGTAGCTGGTATGATAGAATATATCGTGTCAGCTATCTTTACGTTTGTCCCGCGAGGTTTGTTGAAACATGATTGAGGTTCTTGCTCTTGCAAGTGCAGTAAGCACAGTCGCAGGCGGGATTAGCTCTGCGGTTCAAGCTGGCAAGGACGTTGGTTCTATATTACCGCAGTTTGGCAAGCTGGCTAAACTGGAAGCTGATATTCATCTTGCAGAAAAAGGCCGACATAAAGGCCCGTTAGGTAGGCTTACTTCTAGTGAAGAAGAAGGCTTTGCAATCGCTAATGCAAAAATAAAACACAAAGAAGCAATGGATACTCTTCGCAGCCATTGCCGTTTGTATGGCCCACCTGGAATGTGGGAGACAGTGCAGCGTGAAATGGGTGCAGCTAGAGCGCGGCAGAAACGTGCGCTTGAAGAGGCGGCGGCAAAACGTGATCGCATATTCTACATTATTACAATTGCGATTGCCTGCACCGTGTTTGCCGTGGGCAGCGGCGGCTTAATATGGGTTGCAGCGCTATTGGCTGAAGAGGTGCGTTGATGTGGGTGCTGGTTTGGTTGCAACTTGCGGGTGGTGTTGCGCACTTTGAGGTTGGTCAATACGAATCAGAAAAGATTTGCTTTGAGGAAAAGCTGAGAGCATCTATTCTTGTGACAAAGAACAACGAGTATCTCTATTGCTTTAAGGTGAAACTATGAACGACAAAGAAATCATAAACTTTTTTGACCAGAGTGTTGAGCTAATCATTGAGGGCTTGGCTGCTCGATCTGGACGAGAGTTTAAAGAAGTTCTTTTGCTGTTGCAGAAAGGTAGGAATCTATATGGCACACACAGTACTTGATGATTGGAAAGTTCTGCCACGTTTGATGATGCTGGCGGTCACTGTGCTGACGTATCAGGCGGTGCATTGGTTCATGGGGTTAGATGATCCCAGCGTTGCACAATCAGGGCTTGTAAGCGTCTGTATGGGCTCTCTTACAGGGTGCTTTGGCATCTGGATGGGTAAGGAGCAGGCGAAATGATTGCGCAAATTATAGGGTCTCTTGGTGGGCTGGCATCTACTTATCTCGATAGCAAAGCTGTCGTTAAGAAAGCAGAAGCAGAAACTAAAATGAAGATTGCGACTGGCGAAATTAGCTGGGAGCAAGCAGCGATACAGGCAAGCGATAACTCTTGGAAGGATGAGGCTTGGACTGTAGCTTTCATAGCCATAATCGTGTGTTCGTTTGTACCTCCGCTTCAGCCCTATATGAGGGAGGGCTTCGCTAATATTGCAGCTGCACCTGAGTGGTTTCAGTGGGCTTGCTTTAGCTCAATTGCTGCCAGCTTTGGTATTCGTACAATGAAGGGGTTTAAGAAGTAATGGATAACGTCAAGTTACCTCTTGCCCTTGTGGCTGCAATGGCCGTCCAGCTTGCCGCTGGTGTGTGGTGGGTAAGTCAGCAAGCGGCCACCATTGCCAGCCTTGAAGAAACTGTTGGCCAGATTGGTTCCCGCATGGCGATTGAGGATAACATCAACCTCAAGCGCGATGTGCAGGACAATACAATGGAGTTGCAATATGCTTTTGATGAGATCGAAGAGATTTGGGATGAGCTTGCATCTATGACAATGGCTATTGGCGAGATCAATAAAATTAAACAACGTGTTGCTTTGATTGAAAATGACTTAAAGTATATTGGTAGAGACCACTTGGATATGAAGGGCGGAATGAAATGAGTTACAAGTTAGGTAAGCGCAGCCTTGATAGGTTGATCGGTGTTGATGAACGCATGGTTGCTGTTGTTAAGTACGCAATCAATGTGACTAAGCAGGACTTCTCTGTGATCTGTGGGCTGCGCACCATCGAGGAGCAGAGAGCATTGGTTGCTAAGGGTGCAAGTCAGACAATGAAGTCAAAGCATATTGATGGATTGGCTGTTGATCTTATGGCTTACATTGATGGCGGCAGATGGGAACTCAATCTCTATGACGAGATTGCTGACGCTATGGCAGAGGGCGCGCGCGCTGTTGATGTACCGATTCGTTGGGGTGCAGCATGGAGTGTGCCGAACATTGCTCAGTACAGTGAGGGCAACATGGAAGATGCAATGAATAGTTACATTGACTTGCGTAGATCGCAGGGTCGAAGACCATTTATTGATGGACCTCACTTTGAGTTAGCTGTATAAGATTCGAGTGGGTGGCTATCATCACAATACAAATCGCTTTGTCCCAATGGGGCGGTTGTTTACCTAGGATGACGTTGCTACCAAATGTGCCAGCATTCAATTCAACGGCCACCCACACGATCACTTTCTTCTATAATGGTAAATACTGTTTCGTTTGTTAGGGCCTACCTGCACTCGTTCTCTAGTAAGCACTCCGTCCCTGTACATGAGGTCTAGCATCTGGCTAGTTATGCGGAGTCCTAGTTTAGTTTCTCTATTAATATCTTCAGCTACTTTAGTTTGCTGTTTTGTAAAGCAAGACATTATCATCTGACGCCTAAGGACAGACTGCTCTCTTTGTTTTCTGATTGCAGCATTGCTTGCATTTTCTGGTGTGTATTGTTTCTTCTGAGGAAATGCTGGTCGCAGCTTCAAGTCGATCATCTTTTGTTCAAAGCTACGCCATGCTTCTGCATAGAGGAGTTCGTACTTCTCTGCTCTTGGAAGTGCGCTGCTGTAAATATCATCTATTCTTTTAGCGCTATCTCGATCAATGCTTTTATCTCTTCGATCT